AGTGTATGGTGCTTTAAAGCACGCATCTGTATTTTTGATGGAAGATGAGCGAATACCTTTATTTACAACACAGTTTGAAAAAGCCTTAGAAGAAATAAGATTACAACAAGAAAAAGCAGAGTTTGGCAAAGGATCTCTTATGCAAAGAAGAAAAACTTATGGCAAAGCTGGTAAAAACATATATTATATGAAGAACAATTAGGAGAATATAAATGTCTGGATTTAGCGATTATTTAGAAGATAAAGTTTTAGAACATGTATTTGGTGGTAATGCCTTTACAGCACCATCAACTTTACATGTTGCTTTGTTTACTGTAGCACCAACTGATACTGGTGGTGGTACAGAGGTAAGCGGTGGCGCATACGCAAGGCAAACAGCTACATTTAATGTTTCTGGCACAAACCCAACGACCGCAACAAACGCAGCAGCAGTTGAATATCCAACAGCTACAGCTGACTATGGAACAGTAGTTGCAGTTGGTATTTTTGACGCATCATCAAGCGGTAATTTACTTGCTTATGCTGCTCTTACTGCAAACAAAACAGTAAGTAGTGGTGATGTGTTTAGATTTGATGCTGGCGACTTAGATATTACATTAGCTTAATACAATGGCCTCAGTAGGCTACGGCTTTAGTAAATACGGCAGGAGTCATTGGGGTACACCATCTTACAAATTTGCGCAGGCAACTGCGGCTGGATCATCAGGTTTTACTGCGACTGGCCGTTTTGTTATTACAGGCGCATCAACAATAGCTGGCACATCAGCAGTTACAGCAACAGGTAGATTTGTAATTACGGGTGCTTCTAACATAGCAGCATCTTCAGGATTTACCGCAGACAGCACACTTATACATGACGGCGTAGCAACTATAACTGCGTCATCAGGTATGACTGCATCTGGAGTTCAAATAGACCTAGGTGCATCAGTCATAGCAGCGTCATCTGGTATGACAGCTACAGGACATCAAATTGATCTTGGCGCGAGTATTGGACCTGTAGTTTCTGACATGACAGCAGTGGGTAGATTTACTTTTATAGGTAAGTCTACAATTGCAGCGGTAGGAACTGTAGTTGCCGTAGGTAGACAGATAGATAGAGGAGCAGGAACATTTGCACAAACAAGTGGATTTTCTGCTGAAGGAGGTCTAAAATGGGAGGAAGAGATTGTAGCAACTACCTCTTATACAGATCAAACACCAGCTACAACAACTTGGACAGATCAGTCCTTAACAACAACAACCTGGACTGACGCAGCATAGAGGATATTTTATGGCAGATACATTTACAACTAATTTAAACCTTACAAAACCAGAGGTAGGGGCATCAACTGATACTTGGGGTACAAAACTCAACAATAATTTAGATTCAGTTGACGGCATTTTTAGTCTTTCTGGAACAGCCGTTGACATGGGCCAGGTAGATTTTGGAGGTGCGGTAATAATCAAAGGCACAAATCCAAGTCTTACTATTGGTGATGCTGGCGCAGAAGATACCAAACTTGTTTTTGACGGCAACGCACAAGATTATTATGTAGGACTTGATGATAGTTCAGATAGCTTAGTTATTGGTTTAGGATCAGCAGTTGGTACAACACCAGCTATGACAGTCAATGCAAGTCAAGAAGCAACTTTTGCACAAAATGCTACATTTTCAGGAACTATAAACAGTTTAACTTTAGCAGCAGGTAACATAGAAACTAATACAAGTAATAATTTATCTATTAATACGCCTAATTCTTTAAGAATAAATATAGATTCAAATAATAGTGCTACAGACCAAGTATTTATTATTGGACATAATCAAACTGCTGTTGACACAAGTAATGCTTTAATGACTGTTTTAGAATCAGGCAATGTTGGAGTTGGAAGAACACCAGTTGCTTATGGCTCATTTACAGTTTTAGATTTAGCAGGTTCTTCAGGTGCAATACAAAAATTAATACATACTGGTAATACTGTTGAAGTACAAAAATATGCTTCATCAACACTTGGTGCAATTGGTACAGCAACAAATCACGACTTTATTATTACAACCAATGATACAGAAAGAATGCGTATTGATAGTTCAGGTCAATTGTTAATTGGTACAACAAGTGGTTCAGGTAATATAACTGTAAGTGAATCAAATAATGGCGATCCAGTATTAGGACACTTTATTAATGCTAACTCAGGTACTGGAGCTGAGGCAGTTGTTTATATAACTAACAGTTCAACAATTAGTGATGGATTATTTTTAGAGACAACAGGTGCATCATTTACAACTGCAAGTGGTTTTGTTCAAGATGGGTGTGTAATTGGGTCAGGTTCAGGTGCAAGTGGTGGATTGTCAATAATGACAAGAGCTAATGCAGATATGAGATTTTACACTAATGGGCATACTAATGAAAGAATGCGTATTGATAGTTCAGGAAAGGTTGGAATTGGAGAAACTTCGCCATCTAAATTATTGCATATAGCAAGTGATACTAACTATGAAGGTATTCAAATCAAAGGTGCTGGTCATAAACAATTAACAATAGAAAGTACATCAAGCTCTAAGCAAGTCCTTACAACTTTTACAAGTGCTAGTCAAAATATGAGTATAGGTTTAGATACTGATGATGCGTTTATATTTCATAGTGGAACTGCTAGTTCAGAAAGAATGCGTATTGATAGTTCAGGTAACTTAATGGTTGGAACAACAGCAACTAATACACACGAAAGTTCTGGTGCTGGTAATGAGGGTGTAGTTATAAGACCAGCAGCTTTTTCCACATGGTCAGTTAGTAATGAAATTTGCCAAATATTAAATAGAAAAACAGTTAATGGCGTAATAATGCAGTTTAACTACAATGGTTCAAGTGTAGGTACTATTTCTACCAACGCAAACTCTTTACCATCGGATAGGAATTTCAAAAGAGATATAGAAGATTTAAACATAGGCTTAGATTTAGTTACTAAATTAAATCCAGTTTCCTACAACTATAAAATAGATAACGATGGAACGCCTAAAATGTTTGGTCTAATTGCACAAGACTTAGAGCAATCTTTAGAAGAAGTTGGTGTAGATAAAAATAGCGTACAACTATTACAACATAAACCTAATGATGATGAAAAAGAATCTGATTATAGTTTAGATTATTTAAAATTAACGCCTATACTTATAAAAGCTATACAAGAACAACAAGAACAGATTGATGCCTTACAATCTGAAATCAACGAGTTGAAAAACTCATAACAAAAGGAGAATAAATATGGCAATATCTTACGAATGGGACTGTAAAACACACGACAGATACCCAACACATAATAGTAAAACCAATGTAGTTTACAATGTGCATTGGCGACTTACTGCGACTGATGATAGTAACAATGATTCTGAAGGTAATCCGCAAACTGCTACAGTTTATGGATCACAGTCTTTAGATACATCTGATTTATCAAGTTTTAAAAACTGGTCAACCTTAACTGGTAGTGACTTGCAAGGTTGGGTAGAAACTGCATTAGGTAGCGATAAAGTTACTGAAATGAAAACTAATTTAGATGCAATCATAGCTGAAAAAGTAACGCCTACAACTGAAACTAAAACATTAACTTCATAACATGGCTCTTTTGCCTGTCACACCGCCCGCTGGCATAGTCAAAAATGGTACTGATTACGCTAACAAAGGTCGTTGGGTTGACGGGGATCTAATACGTTTTGAAAATGGTTTTTTGAAACCCATAGGCGGTTGGTCAAAACTTATAGCAACAGCTTTAGACGGCGAGCCTATTGGTATGTATGCCTATGCAGATAATACAGGCGAATCTATTTTAGCTATAGGTACAAGACAAAAAGTATATGTTCTTTATAAAAACTCCGTAGTAAATATAACACCATCTGGTTTTGTAAATGATGCTGCTAATGATCCACTTGGTTATGGTGCTTATCATTGGGGCGTTGAAGATTATGGTGACGCTCGTTCACAATCAGGTTTACCTCTAGCATCTGGCCACTTTTCTTTTGACAACTGGGGTGAAGATTTAATTTTTTGTTTTTCAGGTGATGGCAAAATTTACAAATGGAGGCCAGTTTCAGGCGGTACAGCAGATACCATAGGAACAGTTGTTACAAACGCACCTACTGGCTGTCAAGCTATTGTAGTCACTAACGAAAGGCATCTAGTAGCCATAGGATCAGGTGGAGATCCAAGAAAAATATCATGGTCCGACAGAGAAGATCGTAATACTTGGACATCAAGCCCTACTAATACAGCTGGAGACTTACAAATACCTACAGGCGGAAGAGCCTTACTTGGTGTCAAATATCAAAATGATGTAATAATATTTAGTGATACTGGAATA